GGTGTCCGTTCTTTTGCCACTATTGGCCTCCATTCGTCGTGCCTTCCGAGTCTCACGGTAAGGGCTTGCCGACTCTACATCTCGAGCAAGTTGCTCGTGAGTATACCCATCATGAAGACGACCGCCACGCCCATCCCCACACTCGCCACGTTGCGAATCCTGGGCCATCTTCGCGTCAGCCTAGCTATCACTACGCCAACGATAATCGCGGGCACTATCTTGACGACAGGTGACCACCACGTGCCTGCGATGGGGGCCATTATCGGGTTGACTTCCGTGAAGCCGTGGTTGACTGCCCACATTGTGAGGAAGGCGTCTGTCGCCTGAAGCCCCACGAATGCTGTGCTCAGTGTGTTCATGCCTTCCTCCTTTCGATAAGCGGTACGTTTAGGCCCATCAGTTGCTTGGGCGCTGATGGGCCTCGGACCTGCCGCTTAGGCTTCGGGTGTTTCCTCTACCTGTTCGGGCTCGGGTGTGGTCTCAGGCTCGGGGGTTGGTTCGGGTTCAGGGGTGACCGGTTTGGCTGCCTTGGCTTTCTCAGCCTTGGCTTTCTCGGCTGCCTTGGCCTTGTCGGCTTTCGCCTTCTCGGCAACTTTCGCCTTATCGGCTTTGACTTTCGCCTCAGCCTTGGCTTTCTTCTCGGTGGCGGCGAGCACTGCCTTGGCTGCCTTCTCGGCTACCTTGGCTGCCTTCTTGGCTTTCTGCTCTTCGAGGAACTTGCTTGGCGGTAGGCCTATGATGCCGAGGTCAAGCTTGTAGTGGTCGGCCACTGCCTCGTTGATGAAGGCGTCCCAGCTGCGGGTGCCTTTGGTCTTGTTGAGAAGGGCGAGTCCCTTCTCCGTGGTTCGGGCGCTGTACACGTAGCTTTTGGTTCCCATCGTTTGACTCCTTGCTGTGCCTTCCGAGTGGTTACGGTAAGGGCTTGCCAGCTGGGCTAGAATGCCCATCGCAGCCCAGGTCCGTCATAGACTCGCTACGCTCCCGAAGGTGCGTTTGCCGTCTCTTGACCTGGGCTGAGTCGATATTCTAGCTGTTCATCTTCTGGTGAATCTCGAATATCACCTCGAGGGCCGTTATCTTCTCGGCCAGGGTCCGCTGCTTCCATTGGTTTGTGCTTGCGGTCTCGCCTCCGAAGATGGCGTACAGTGTCTGAGCCTCGTCCATGGTGATGACGCCTGTCGCCTGTGCCAGCGACTTCTGCTCCTGGAACTGGGCCAGCTCTTCTTGGTCGGTATTGTCGCAGTTGGCCGTCACCTTGTCGATTGCCTCTTGGGTGGCCTGCTTCAACTGTGCTTCCCTCGTGTCTATCCTCGCCTGTATTCTGTTCATCGTTTCCTCCTTGGACTAGAACGTCCACGTCTGCCCATGAACTCTCGCTCGTGGGCAGGTTGTCGGTGTTCTAGTGGGCTACTGTCGGGCGAATATCTCCTTGAGCTCCAATGTGCTCATGGTGATGCTGTAGCCCGGGAAGTCCTTTTGCATTGTCTTGGCATATTGCTCGAGTGCGTAGTGGATGAGGTCTCGCTCGTCTGCCGTGAAGTGCTCCTTCATAACGAGCGCCCTATTCGTCTTGATGGGCGTCTCGGCATCCCTCCAGGCGTTTTCTTCCTGGGCTCTCTGCCTTTTGGCATTCTGTTCGGCTATTTGCTGGTTTGTCATCGTGTGCCTCCTTACATTATATTCGCGTGTAACCAAGGGCTTCAGACTGACGCTCCAATGCCACTGTGCGAGAGACAGCGCCGGTCGGTGCTCCAAGGCCATCCGGTCTTATCGGATGGGAGGTGGCACTCAGTCAGCCGACGTCCCAATGTCGCTGTGTGGGAGGGCACGTCAGTCTGATGCCTTTGGCTATACTGCTGAAGACCAGCCGCGGAATGTTACGAGTCTCGTTCGGTTTGTCGAGTGCGACCTTAATCTGATTGCTCAGGCGGTCCGTAACGCGTACCTAGTTGGCTCACGTATGTGACCTTGGCTGGTCACCCTGTTCGGGTTGAGCGTTCCTCTTATTCGAGGACCTTGCCCCGCTCGCCTCGGCGACTCTCCCGAGACCCGGTCGACCAGGAATCTCACCTGCCCTGCCGGCTTTAGCGTTGGTTGGCCTTCTCATTCGTGGCCTGCGTCCTGTTTTCTTCGTTCTCTTATTCGCTCCTTATTCAACCTTACATATACATTATAGGCTTCGACGCAGTGTTCGGGAGCGGGTCGTTAGTACTATGTTGACCTAGGACTTTAGTCCTACCTCTCTGCTGATGAACTCAGCCACCAGGTCGCCCAGGTCGTGCTCCCATATTCGGATGACCCTCCAGCCAGAGCCCTCCAGCAGGTTGGTGGCTGCCAGGTCGCGCTTCTTGTTGGCGGCTATCTTATCGGCCCAGAACTTGGAGTTGGTCCCTGGCTCGTTGTAGTGCTCCAGGCAGCCGTGCCAGAAGCAGCCGTCCAGGAAGACGGCAATCATCTGCTCCTTGTGGGCGAAGTCAGGCTTGCCGAAGACATCCTTCGGCTGGTACTCAAAGCCCAGGGCCTCGAGGACCGGCTTGACCGCGAGCTCCATCTTGGTGCCCTGCGACTTGATGGAAGCCATTATCTTCGACCGGGTGTTCTTGTCTACTGTATCAGTCATGGCATCTCCTCAACAAAACGGCTCGACAACAGTTGCGCCGGTCGTATTCATTATACCGCCTATATTAAAGTGTACATATGTACAAGGCCGCCTTCCGCCGTGCACCAGGCGCTCAGTCAACGCTGTAGTCCTTCCAGTCAGTCATCGAGTCTTCGAGCGGGAGGACCTTGCCGTTCCTGTACACCCAGAAGCCCGGTTGCCACTGCGGCATGGTGGTGATGCCGGTCTTGAACAGGTACTCCTGCTTGCTGACGTCGAACATGCCACCAAGGTCAATGCCGAGGTACCTGCCGCTGACGTCGTACTTGAAGCCGAAGTGGTGGCCGTGGGCGCAGGCTATGTTCTTGAGGTAGATGCTGGCCGCCGATGCCGCGACCTTGGCGCCGTCCCTCGAGAATGTCTTCGGGTGCTCGAGCCTCCACTTGTCGCCGAGCAGCAGAGTCGGTATGTCGCTCACGTGCAGTCTTCCCGGCGTCCTGCGGCCTACGGCCTCGGCTGACGCCTGCAGCATGTCATGTCCGCCCAGTCGCTGGGGCAGCCTGTCCTCGTGATTGCCGAAGCACCACCACACGTCATCGAATATGTTGAGCAGCATGTCCAGGGTCTTGTAGATTATGCGCGCGTCCTGGTCAAGCCCGCCGCCTCTCTGCTCCTTGCGGACGAACCTGCTAATCCAGGACATGTCGGCAAAGTCGCCCACTATCGCCAGGTCCCTCACGCCGAGCTTTGTGCACACGGCAATCAGCCGCCTCAGCCACAGCTTGCTGAAGTACGGCGCATGCCAGTCGGCGGTCAGGGCGCACGGCCGGTCCGGAATCTGCAGAATCTCCTTGTCGTAGTCGGGCAGTATGTCAAGCATCTTAGACAGCGGCTCAATGTCCTTCAGATGGTAGCTGGCCACCTGCTCGGAGCAGCCCACCATCTCCGCGATTGCCTTCGTCGTTGTGCCTGCCTCCCTGAGCGCCGTTAGTTCGTCGTGCCTCTCCTTTGGCCATACTCCTGTGCTCATTATGTCCCTCCTCGTTTCATATATTCCAGTGCCAATGCGACAAGCAGAGCTCCTCCGGCGCCTAGCACCAGAATGTTCAGGCCGAACAGCACCCAGAATCCCCAGTTGAACATGCGGCACATGCCCTTCATGCTCTTCTCGACATCTGCCAGCCTGCCAGCCTGCAGTTCCTGCTCCCGCTTGTAGTCGTTCATGTGGTTGTTGAGGGTGGTGTCGAAGTTCTGGAAGTAGCCCTCGATGTTGTCCAGTCGTGTCGATAGCTGCGCCACCTCTTCCTTGATGCCCTGCACGTCCTGCTTGTTCATGCCGTGACCTCCCTGATGAGTCCGTCTAGGCTCGCCTGCTCTATCGCGCTCGGCAGCGCCATAACGCCGTCGGGCACCAGAGACCAGTTCACAAGCCTGAATGCCAGGGCGACAGCCTCGGTGCACACTAGCCATCCGTCCTCCCCGTACGGCAGCTCGTAGGCGTGCAGCTTGCGGAACCAGTGCCCCGACCTGAGCACGCCCAGTTCAGCCTTGATGATGTTCCGGACCAGCCTGATGTACAGGGCGTAGTCATACGGCGCCCGTCCGTACCTGGTCAGCTCTTCGCACGCACGCTCACGTGTGGCAAAGTCCAGGCTGACTGCCCTGTAGAATGTGACGTCGCTTCCGGCGTACATTGACAGCCTTCCGACAGCCAACCCTTTGTTGACGGACTCGAGTATGATGTAGTCGTCCCCACTCTTCCTCCAGACAAGGGCGTGGTGATGCCGGTCAGTCCAAGGCACGAACACCGAGCGCGCCAATAGCCCGAACGTGCCGGTGCCCTTAACGCGGATGATGTCAGCCGGCTCCAGGCCCATGTCTTTGATGGTTGCCTTGTCGATTATCATTCTGTGTCCCTTTCATGATTGCGTATTTCGTCATCCATCCGGATGTCGTCAACCTCGACTACATTGTCATCCAGATGCGCCAGTCTTTGGCGCCAATATTTCACCTGGTCCATCATGGCATCGATAGCTATTGCGTTAGCTGCTATCGCCACGTCCGTTGGGTCAGGGGTGGCAGTCCCACTCCTTCCGTATGTCGCCATGTTCCCCTCCTCTACTCCGCCAGCTGTATCACCAGCCTGGGCGGGTAGTTCGTGTTGATGTTATCGAATCGAGCATATTCGTTCGTATACCCGTCTTCCTCGTCATTGTCGCTCTCGACTATGTCCCAATGGCTCCTGAGCCCGAATCTCGTGATGCCTTCAGGCGCAAGCAGATTTAGGCCGCTAGAGTTCAGCTCCAAGACCAGCCACAGCCCGCCATGAATCATCGTCTCGGCGCCTTGCTGCACGGTCTCCGGCTCAAGGACGCCATAGTCTGTGGCGGCCAGAGGATTGGCCAGCGTGCTCGGGTCGACAACCACGAGATTCCATGGCCTGTCGTCGATGAAGCTCTCCTTGACGTGCATGAGGACGAAGGCTGCTATAGGTGAGTCTGTCGGCAGCAAAAGAGACGTATCGAACTCAAGGAAGCCACGCCACAGGCTGCCGTTGAATCCGAGGAAGCTGTAGTACAACTGCTGCCCGACGACTATCTCGTCGGGGTCGGTGTACGGATTGTGACTGGAGCCGTCATTCTCGACGTAGTTTGCCTCCGCCTCATCGTGCATTTCCTGATAGGTACCTTCATCGGAATAGTTGCGGAAATATCCGTCGTGGAGTACCGAAAAGGCCTTGTACCGGTTGACGGTCCACAATTGCCACCATGTCTGCCAGAGCCCGTCGCTGGCGTCCCACTCGTGCTCTACGCCCTCGATATGGTATTCCTTCGATAATGCCGCCGGGTTGTCGGCCGTGTTCAGGTTGAACGTTATCCTTGTCGATATGTCATAACCCAGCACTACCGGAAACAGGTTGTCCGGGTCGGCCTGCGGCTTCACGAGCAGCAGGTCGCACCTTAGCTTTGACGTCGTGAACCTCTTGGCCAGGACGAACGCCTGGACGAAGGCGTCGGTGCTGAAGTACAGCTGAGACTCCTTGCGGACAAGCTCCCTCGGACCTTGCTCGGTGGCCGCGTCGCCAACGACGACCTGCTGCGGGTCTATCCCCGGCCCGAGAATCTTGACCTGGTTGTAGATGAACATGTCGTCGTCGACCAGACTCGGGTGGACGTACTTCTGGGCCGTGTCGTCGTCATTGAAGGTGGCCTGGGAGGTGTTGTACGGTGACGCCATCCTCGCGGACGAGTCCTGGAAGGTGGTCTTGCCATCCCTCGCCACGAAGAGCAACCCATCCTCCGCCTCGGCCACCGCTTGCATGTGCCCTAAGACATTGGTGCCCTCGTCTTTAGGCTCGTGCTCAATGACGTAATGCTGTCCAGCGTCTATGTCCATAAGTCCCGCGGGCACTCCCATCTCGAGCAGGCAGTCCTTTATGCGCTGTCCGCTGAGGACGGCAGGGAACTTCTTGACGTGGGCATTGGCGGAGTAACTGTTGATGACTGACTCCGTGAAGATGATGAGCTTCAGCGCCTCAGACACCTGCTGGATTATCTTTGTCTCTGTTACCTCATCCTGATACAGCCTGACGGACTGGCCCTCATGCAGGAAGTCGACGCTCTCCAGGTGCACGTGGCTGTCCCCTGAGTTGGCGGCCTCAGTCAATTTGATATTGGCGCCTGTCAGCGAGTACCTTGCGAATGACTTGAAAAAGTCAACGCACTCCAGCGTCATTATCGGTGACGCTCCTCCCTCGTTGTCAGCTCTCCAGCCTGGATGATATGCCTCGCTGACGCCGTACCATATCGGATAATATACGCCGTCCCAATAGTACCGCAGCCTGGTCAGCGTCAGCGGCTTGACATTCGGGTAGTGGATGCCAGCCGGGTTGTAGCGCCACCAGTCTCCGTCGTCGTTGTTCAAGGCGACTACCGCCGTGCCCGCCTCCACCTTGTCCAGCTCATGCATTCGGCCGCGCTTTGTGCGGAACGCCATCAGGTCCTGCGTGACGTCAGTCCAGGCAGGCGACGCGGTAAATATCGGCTGGTCAAATGCCTGTTCCAAGATGAGCCCGAATGTCGGGTACTCGAACCGCAACATCGGCTCCTTGTCCTCTATGCTCGGCTCATAAAAGTTGACGTACCGTTCGCCGAGACCCGGCTCACTGTCATTGAAGTCGAGCCCGTTGACCAGCCCAAGGCGCAGCATGCCGCCGAGCGCGGCAATTACGGCCGCCTTGCCGACATCATTCAGTATGACCTCGAGGTAGCCGTCAACGTCAGGTATGCCGCCGCCTTCCCAGTAGCCATAGCTGACGAACTGGACATCGCCCCAGTCGCTTGTCTGCAGCGGATTCTCATGGCTGGCCGGCGTCACGAACCCGCCCTCGCCGCCGCCAGTACTTTTCGCCTTGACGCACAGCCGCAGCTTGACGACATCGACGACAGCCCCCTCATACGCGCTGAGGTCGAACTCCAGATAGCCGCGCTGTATGAACCATGAGGCCGTGAGCGATACGCCGCACCCGGGGTCGTCTTGCAATGATAAGCTCATGCCGGCTCGGGCCTGTTCGAACGTGCCCCAGGTGGAATTGATGCGGTACTTGCCGCCGGCGTCAAGCTCCGCTATGACATCGAATGGCGTCCTGGGTATCAGCGTGACGAACCATGACTCATCTCCGTAGTCATACCCTGCCGGACTGCAAGCGTAAGCCCTGACGTAGTATGTGGTCCCCCAAGACAGGCCGGTCATTTCGCCGGTGAACGCACCTGTCCCGAACACGCCGGCCTCGTCTGCATAGTCGTCATACCCGCTTGATTCCGGCGGGACATTGCCGGGATTGCCATGGTACGCCTTCCCGTACACAAATCCTCGGTGGGTCACCATGCCGCCGTCATCCGTTATCGTTCCGTTGCCCGTCGACTTCACGTAGCCAGGGTCGGCGTCCTCGGTCGTCACGTTCGGTATCGTGTACGCCATTGCTGGAGAGCCGACATCAATAGCCATCTGTGCCCGCCTCCTTCAGCCTCGCCTTCATCGTTTCGGCCAGGTCTTCCAAGGCTGCCTTCGGCAATAGCATTGTCCTGCCTGGCCCCTTGATTGCCTTGAGCATTCGCTGTACTCCAGGAATGTCATGTGCCGCGAGCCTGTCATGTATGCTGGTCAATGTGGACTCGTCGAATAGTCTTTTGATAATGACTTCAACGTCATCTCTGGTGGCTTCGGGGTCTACGGCAATGAAGTGACTAATGTGGAAGCCTAGGGCTAGCTCTTCCGGCAAGCTGGCTTCCCATTTTTTATAAGCGTCCATGTCCAGCGGCACGCCGTCTTTGTCCGTCTTGCCTGGGTAGCCTCCCGGCGGTATGACCGGGACGTGTATCAGGTAGTCATTATACGCCGAGTCGTATGCGTCAAGCTCGACGTCAACCCGAACCATCACCTTGCCGTCAGCCGGCATCACCCCATTTGTGTTTATGGCCGTCTTCATCCGCGCCTCCTTTATTTTATTCCTGTGCTTCCGCTCCGGCTACCCTTGAGCAGCAGACCCTTCTGAACGTTGTCGGTCAACCGCCTCTCGGACACAACAGACCCGGCTATGTGCTGGTTGATTGTGATATTCTGCTGGGCGTTGGGGTTGGCCGTCGGACCGGAGCTCATCCTGGAGGCTCCGTAGACCGCTGCCCCGGCCACTCCCGCGCCTATCGCCAGGGTCGCCCACCCGGCCGGCCCCGAGAACGCCTGCGTCAGTATCTGGGCCACTCGGAGCGCCTTGAGTGCGTTCACCATCTGCCCAATGGCCCCGATGAACCCGGCGGCCGAGCCGACCACGGTCATTATCGCGCCCGTCATCATGACAATGTTGCCGATGCTCTTCAGCGTCTCGTTGTTCGTAGACTGCATTGCCAGGCCGAGGGCAAGGAACGTGGTGCCCATGTACCTCACGCCTGACGACATCTCCATGAATGCCTGCTTGTTGCTGACCAGCGTATTGCTGACGCCGCCTATCGAATCGCCCATTGTCGTGCTGGACGTCCGAACAATGTTGGCCGTCTGCTTCACTGTCTCGCCGAAGGCCACCATCTGGGGCGACGCGTTGTCCCGCATCTCCAGCATGACCTGCATGTTCGTCTCGTTCATAGTATCATCTCCTGTCCCTGCTCGATTGTCCTCTTGACGGAGCCGTACAGCAGGATGGCGTCGACCAAGCTCTGCGGCATGCCGTCCAGCTCGGTGAGCGTGGGCCTACAGCCCGTCTCAACGATGATGAACGCGTCCTTCGCCGCCGGAGGTATGTTCTTCTTCATTTGCAGCGCCACGAATATCCCCTCCGCAAGGGACTTCTTTACGAGGCGCCGGACACTAAAGGGACCGGCCTGTACAGCCTGTCCATCTCCTTCACCAGGGCCTTGTACTGCTCCCTGGTCAGCTTGGTGTCGATGGTGTCGTGGTCCACCGGTCCGTCGATGGTCCACTCGACCACTTGGTTGACGATGAACAGCTCGTTGATGGCGTCGTTGTCCACGTTGGTCATGTCCACCATGTAGTCAACCGCCGGCAGCGTCTCCATCTTCTCCAGCTCGGACATCTTGACCTTGCCGTCCTTGCCAATCATCTCCAGCGGAGTCATGTACTTCCGCAGCTCTGCCTCGTGCAACCGGGCGGTCCTGCGCAGCACTTCCTTGTACACAGTAGCGCTGTCGCCACCGCCCAGGTCTATCTTGACCGTCTCCAGCTTCATAGCGTGCCTCCTTCATCATTCGTGTGTCGCGATTCTGGGCACCCCAAACTGTCCATGAGTGTAAACCTATAGGCCCTTCGGCCGACAAGCCCCATTTCGCGTCTGGTGAGCCCTGGTGGTACTCCGGCTATGCGGTGCTCGAAGTAACGCCGTTATCAGCATGGAACTCAGCGTGGACGGCAATGTAGTCGCCGACCCGGCTCGTTATCTCGTAGACCGGAAGGTAGACGTTGCCGCTTATCTTCGAGTTGCCCGTGGTCGTGCCAGCCGGGTAGTACTCGAAGGCCCTCAGCGCCTTGGCCACCCACATCGCGTTCAGCACCGTGTGCACGCCGACTGACGTGACCATGTTGAACAGGAACTCGACCGAGAAGTGGACCACAAGAATGGACGGCCCAGGGCGTTCGCCTACCGAACCCCACGTGGTTATGTCATTCATCTTGTACTGCCCCGGCAGTCCCCTGAGCTCCTTGACGTACGGCGACAGTATCTGGAGTGACGAGCCGTCGTTCACCTTGAGGACGCTGACCTCAGCGTCGAAGTACGTGTCCTGGTCCGCGACCAGCGGTATGCCCAGCATACCCAGTAGCCATTGTAGAATCCTTGCCTTGTGCATTGTGCTCCTCCTTCTAGTAGTCTTCTGCCTGCTCCAGCGTCACTGGTATCATGATGCCCTGCAGGAAGGGCTGTGTGTTCATCGGCTCCGTGACAGCCGCCTGCCCGGTCAGCTTCACCACATAGTTGATGTTGTCTTTTGCCGTGCGCAGCAATTCCACAATCCCGACGGCGTACCGGCAAAGCCTGCGGAACCTGGCCTCAACGTTGTCGTCGCCAACGAACACGAGAATGGTGATGCTGTTCGTCAGCATGAGGCTGGCAAGCCGCTGCTCCTTTGGCGTAAACCCACTGCCGGCAATCACTATCGACGGTGCCTCCGGCGTGGACTGCGGCATATTGCCGGTGTAGTATGTCTTGATGCTGTCGAGAACATAGACATCGGCGTACCTGGAATTGAGCGCCGTTATCTTGGCCGGCATCTGCGCCTCTAGGTAAGCCTGCAGGTCATCGACAGCCGCTTCCAACAGTTCAATAGTCATGCTAGATGTGCCTCCTTCGCCTTGTCGTATATGTAGTTGTGTATCATCTTCACCCATCCGGTCTTGTCCGGCTCTGTCAGCGCCACCACCTTCCTCATCGGCAGGTTGGTCTTGAACGAGCCTTGCTGGTGGTATACCGGGTACCGCATAGACGGCGGCCCTATCCGCAGCCTCAGCGGCTCAGACATGACATTCATGCCGATGCCCATGGCGAACTGGCCCCACATCTGCCCGGTCAGGCGCATCAGCGGCTGGCCGGGATAGTTGCGCATCTTCCACGCCTCGTAGTCCGGGCTCAGTTGCTGCCACGGAACGCCGGACCTGCCGCCCAAAGAGTCGAACTGCTCGGTCTCTATGCGGTGGAAGTCAGCCTTAATCTGGTCCCACACCTTGCGGTAGTCCTTGACCGCATCGCCGTACCGGCTGAACGCCCTCATCATGGCCACGTCACCGAGTATAGTGAAGCTTACAGTCAGCAATCTAGAACTCCTTATTTTTGCCAAATTTCGGGCGCGCCCAGCCTGGGTCGTCTGTCGGCTCTGTGTCGTTCGCCTTGTTCTCGCCGAAGAAGCTGAACGGCAGGGCCTCGGCGGTGGTGCCTGTCGGAAGGTTGCCCTCCCTCAGCCACTTGAGCCCGTCGGTGTACTGCTTCCAGTGCATGGCGGAGGCGGCCGTGCCTCCCATCATGCCCTGCGCCTCCGGGAACATCGCCCGCTCGGCCATGGCCGCGGCGCCCACCGCGTTAAGCTGCTTGAGGAACGTGACGAACACGGCCGGAGTGGTTATCGGCACAGCAAGACCCCTGCCCTGCAGGACCGTGTCAATCTCGCCTGCTATCTGGTCGACGTATGCCTGCACTTGCGTGATGGTGGGCGTGGTCGCGGCACCGTATGTCCTGGTCGGATTCAGCGTCTGTACGTCTGTCGTCGTGCAATAGCTCATGATGATTCCTCCTCGACCGCCTACAATATCCCGTGCGACATCAATACCGGAATGATGCTGCCGGAGACCAGTGGCTCATCTATGTCTTCCTCCGCGCCGAAGGTCAGCAGGTCGTCCATCTCGCTCTCGTAGCTGGCCTCAATCCAGGCGGCGCTCCTGGCGACGTCTGAGACTCGAACTTCGTCTATAACGCCGTCAAAATATCTTGGGTAGGTCACATCTGGGTTCTTGCCGACTTGGAGATTCCTAGCCACATCGACATCACCTGTGGCTTCCTCGCTGACGTCCTCGACGCCATAGATGACGAGATGGGCTGTGCCGGATGCTCTATAGCCTACAACGTAATACCAGACCCCAGCCGACAAGTCCTGTGTGCCTCGTGCCATTACCCCGTCCACAGTGAGGTCAAGAGTGGAAGTATAGCCTGTTCTTTGGCCCAGCAGAATACCGTCCCAACTGGCATTATAATTTGAGTTGGACAGCAGAGTTGCCGGTTGGACACCACCCCATGATTCTGCCTTCATCCAGCACTCGAAAGTAAAGTCGCCTGTGCCAATGGAAAGGATGGAATTGAAAAACTCTATGCTATCAACGGTGGACAACTCAAAGTCTTCGCCGCGGCTGACTTTGCCCGCAGCCTGGGCCGGTCTGGCGGCCGCCACCTTATAACCGTGAGACTCATGCGATGTGCTCTCCTGGGTGGCGTAACTGGCTGAGCCGTCCTGCATGTGGTCTACTATCAGGAAGTTGTTGTCCCAGACGCCATGCCCTGCCGGACTCCAGTCTGCCAAGGCGATTTTGTATAGTTTGGTGTCGTCGCAGGCATAGACATGTCCGCCGTCTATCTCTATCAGTTCCGGGCCGCCAAGAGCGGCGGAACCGGACAGAAAGACGGAGTCGACCCTGGCGAACGGTTCAATAGACACCCTTGTTATTGACTTGGGGCCGGCGTTGTCGGAGAACACGTAGAACACGCCGTCAAGCCTCTTGAGGGCGCAACCCCTGTCCTGGTTGGACGGGAACACTATGCTCTCGACGGCACTCTGCTGAAAGTCATCGGTGGGCACGCGCACTATCCCGACGTTGAGAGAGCCCGCCCTCGTCGCGCAATAGCAATAGCCATCGTGCACCTTCAACTCCTGCGGCTCCTCGATGTTCGCCGGCAGGGTGAAGATAGCATCGAGGATGAACGTGCCTATGGAGAAGCGGGCCAGCTGGTCGCTGTCCTGCACCGGCACATAGACATAAGTGCCGTCGTCATCCATCTCCTCCGGGGTAGACGAGCTTGCGCCCAGAGACAACACTCCAGTACGCGTGAACGTGCCAAGGTCAATCTTCACCACCAGGCCTGGACTGGTATTGGTTCCCACGTATAGGTCCGTGCCGACGATGTGCATGCCTACGGCAAAGTTCTCGCCTGCCTCGAGCGTCAGGCTGTCGACTTCAGTGAAAGTGGCGATAGACACCTTGAGCACTTTCGCGGGACTGGTGGTACTCCCGACATAGATGTAAGTCCCGTCGGTAGAGATGGTCTCAGGCTCCGAGGTCAGGCTCAGCGTGGCAGTTTTGGTGAAGGTGCTGAGGTCAATCTTGTCCAGGTTGTCTGAGCCCATGTTGGAAATGTAAAGGAAGCCGTCAACGACGACGCTGCCTTCAGGGTGTATGCCGCCAAGGCCCAGGACAGAATACGGCTTGGCGTCGCTCACGTAGGCGACATTGTCGTCGCGGCTCTTGTCATAGTACAGGTAAAGGACGGTGTCGGCCTCGTCGCTTATGTTCGGCACGCGAACCCACAGCCAGGCCTCTTCGTTGGCATCGTCCCACTTCTCTATCTCGACCGGACACTGCGTCAGGCCGTCGCTCGTGGTGACGGCTATCTTTCTCCTGTTCGCGTCGCTCAGGAGCTCGTCAAAGACGCAGCTCACGTCGGCGTCGCCTATTCCAGACGCCGCACTCAAGTAAATCAATACCGGAAAGCCCTCCAGCGCAGAGGAGACGTCGTCGTGGTCTACGGTAATCTCTATTCGTTTGGCCCACAGGCTTAGCCATGCCATCGCTCGTTCCCTCCCTTACTGAAAGTAAAACCTCAATATCGTAGACACGTCCAGAAGCTCCAAGTTCGAGCCGGTCGCCGCTATGGCGTCTCCCCTGACCGTCTCCACGGAGCGGAAGTTGTAGGTGCCGTCGCCGTCGACCTTGGCCTTAACGTCTGTGGCGCCGAACAGCACGGCGCCGCCCCTGTAGGCGCTGGCGTTTACCTGTAGCCCGTTAAGGGCGAAGTCAATGGCGACCAGGTCGTCCGTGCCCCAGCTTCCCGTCGACTTCTTGACCCGCAGGTACTTGGAAGCGGCGGCTATCTGGTTTTCGGCGGCAGAGGTGTCGAACAGGCTGCCTATAATCAGTGCCGCTACCACCCGCGTTATCACGCGGTCAGCTGGAAGACCTGCCACGACGACGCTCGGGAAGTCTAGGTCTGCCGCCGTGTCCGTCACTGTCACTATAGACGCGACGTCAGACTCGAACTGCATCATGGACCTGTCGTTGTCCATGTATCCGGCCCTGGTCGCGCTGAGGCGCGTCAAGAGCGTGTCAATGTCAGTCGGCAGGTTGGCCTCTGCCAGCTCGTTCAGATATGCGACTCGTTCCGCAGAGAGCCTCGTCAGCAGAGTGCTCATGTCAGAATCTTGGGCGACAATCCCTTTTGAGAGGTTATCCAGATGTGCGGCGCGAGCCGCGGAGAGTCGAGAGAGCAATATCGCCTGATTATTAGTCAGCGCCTCCAGAGCGACGACCACCTCTGCCAAGCCGGTGGCTGACGCTATCTTGCTGTAGTCGATTGCAGCTACCCTTCTTTCGGCATCTTCAGCTTCGGTCATTGTCCTTCTCCTCTTCCGGCGCTGACTCCTCTTGCTTCGGCTCGGCGGGCTTGCGCGTCCTTTCGACGCTGGCGCTTATCCTGGCCCCTTGCATCTGGGCCGTCTGCACCAGCTCCAGCGGGCTTGCCGCCTCGAGCGCCCTGTAGTCATTCTTGCTGACGTCCACCGTCGCCTCGATTTTGATTCTTGCCTTCATTTTGTCGTCCTCCTTGTCTTTAGGGTTCCGTGGGCGGAAGGAACCCGTGCGCTCCTCCCGCCAGTCGCAAGCCTGAAGGTCGTTCTAGGCGTCGACTACCTTGATGGCTGTCCGCGGGTCGCCGAAGCCGGTGGCGAAGCGGTCGTCTACTCCGTAGTAGAACTCATTCTGCATGAACACGTTGGTGTCATCGGGCTTGTCCATGCTCACGAACTCCACGTTCTTGCGGAGCTGGAAGATGAGCGGCTTCACCTCGACTCCTTTGGTGCACAGGACGTACCAGTCAAGGGCGTCCAGGTCTACCCAGGGTGTCGAGAAGATGCGCTCGGCGGAGAACAGGTCGGCCTCTGTCCGCTTGACCCCGGCCACACCGGGCAAGAGGGCGTTGCGGAGGGGGATAATCATCGACGGTGAGCAGATGATGGTGTCGGGTATCAGCCCCATGGGCTCTCCCTGGTCGTCCTTGAAGAGCTGCATTGCCACGTAGGCGGCTGCCAGTGCGGCGCGAATCTCGTCCGCGCTTCCGGAGTAGCTGCCGCTGAGCAGGTTGGCGAAGACGCCACTGGCGCCTATGGCCTGGTGCGTGGCGCTGAACATGGCCACGCCGTCGTAGGCCTTCAGCGTCTCGCCGTCATCCAGTTGGCTGATGACCGCCTTGTTGAAGTGGCGCACGGCCCTGTTCGCCAGAGACTTGATTCTCGGCGCAATCATGCCGTACTTGTCATCCTCGTAGGTGTCCCGGTTGACGGAGATGGTGCCCTCATAGTGCTTGTTCTTGAGGGTGTAGTCGTAGGCGTTCGGGGACTTGAGCTGCCTCTTGTCCAGCCACTCGGACATGGTTGGGTTGGCGCCCATCCATCCGTACGACTCCTGGTCGGTGGTGCTGGGGAACTCAGTTGCTATGTCCTGGTACAGGGGCTTTTCGGCAAACGCGTCGCCAAGCGCCTGCTTGAAGATGGCCCGGTAGTTGGTCATCAACCCCGCCAGGAAGTCACTTGTTACTACTGTCATGGTCTTTAGTGCTCCTTATCTTTTCGTTGTGTTTCGCTTGTGCTAGGACGCCTTGGGCTTTGTGATGAACATCTCGTACAGCCCTATCTGGAACGGCTTGAGTGCCTTGGCCTCGTCGAGCGTCAGGAATGTATTGACAATGAGCTTCTCAGCTCGCTCCCCTATCTCAACAGCTACCTCAGCCGGAAGAAGGGTGCCGTCCTCAGCGGTTGTGTTCCAGACGACTCCTTCAGGCGTGGTCTTTACCCGGTACGCCTTCATCTGCTCAGGTCCGAAGACCTGCTCTGCCGTATTCCGCGCTAGTATCATGTCGGCGTAAGAGCCGCCCATGTTCAGCAGCATTGACTTTAGAACCAGTGCGTCCTGCAATCCGATTTTGTATTCCATTCTCTTTTGCCTCCTGTTATAGTTTCCTGGCTTAGCTTATGTCCGTCCATGTACCGGACTGATTCTGGAACAGTTTGCCTGCGGCCACGGAGATGTAGAGGGAGCCGTAGTCACTGGCGCCTACCTCACCGGCTATCCCGGCGTTGTCGGTCTGACGCCCGATGGCAATCTTGAAGTGAGCCGTGGCGCCGTCGTGCGACGGGCCGCCTTCCATGAACATCATCTTCGTCGGCGCTGCCCACTCAGTGAAGTCGAGTATCTTGCCGATGGTTCCTGAGCCACCGTGGTGAATCATGCTGTCGATGGTGGAACCGGCACCGGCTATGATGGCAAGGCCGTGGTCGATTGCCCCTGAGCTTGCCCATGTCTGTCCGTAGAACAGCGCGGACTCGCCGCCGCCGCCTATGTCACTCAGGTCGTTGTTGTTCAGGTCGAAGATGACGCGGCAGCCTGCTATCAAGGCGCCGTTGCCGATAGTTGCGTCGTCTGGTATGTTGACCCAGCCGCTCAGCGGGTACACTGCTGCGTTGGCCGCGAGCTCGGGGCTGGTGCCCAGAGTCAGGTAGCCGTGGAAGCACTGCAAGTCACCGGATGCGATGCCGTCGGCTGAGGTCGCGTTGATGCGCAAGCCCCTGGTGCCTTCGCCCACAGTACCGGTGCTGGTGATGTTGATGACGTTCAGGCTATAGCCCTCGCCAGTCACGCTCATTTTGATGGCTTCACCGGAACCGTCGAGGTTGATGCCGCGCTGGCCGATGTCAACCCATCCTGAGGTCGTGCTGACGTACTGTACCAGTCTGCCTACGCAGATGAAGTTGGACGAGGTGTCGTCGATTGACGCATCGTCGGCTACATACATCAGCTTCCCGACCATTGCCTGGGTGATGCTGGTTGCTGTCAACAGGAACACGCCCTGTGTGTGCACTCTGCAATTCAGGTCACCGGCGTCTCCGCCTGAGTTGTCGACTTGCTCGTAGGCAATACCCACGAATCTGTAGCCGGCGGTGTCTGCCGCTGCGACCAGGTAGCCGTCAGTGTTGAGACAGACCTCGGCTCCCTTGTAGATGATGTCAACCCCTACCGGGTATGACTGGAGTCCCGCCTCCTTGCGGGGGATAGACGCGTCCGCCGTCAATACCAGCGGAATGTTGAAGGCCAGTATCATTGCCATGACCATCAACAGCATGAACGATTGAAGATGCTTCTTCATGTTCTTAGATTCTCCTTATATTTCGTTAGTACCGACGTGCTTAGCTCTTGCGAGCTGCCGCGTCTTCCTTCTTCTGGGCAAGGGTGGCTTCCTTCGACACGCCCAGTCTCGCGCCGGTCTTCTCTTCAGCCTCGGTCAGCTGGATGGCTTCAGCGTCTGCCTCAACGCCGAGGATGGTGCCGGCCGGTCCTATCTTGGGGGCGGATGCGATGAATGACTTGAAGGCCTCGGGGTCTTTGGCCCTCAGGCTCTTGGCCCAGTCCACCTGCTTGGGAAGAATGTGCCCTGCCTTCAGTGCGCTGTCTACGTCGGCAGCGACTTCGCTTGCGGCTACCTTGCCTTCCACAGCCTGGAGACGTGTCTCAGTTGCCGTCAACTTCGTCTCGGCCGCTTCCTTGGCGGTCTCCGCTTCTGTCTTTGCTGTCTCGGCTTCCGTCGCGCCATCGGCTTTCGCCTTCAGCGCAGTGACGGCGGCTATGATGTCGTCGTCCGGTCCGAGCCCCAGCAGCTGTCTGATTTGCTCCTCCATTGGGGCTACCTCCTGTGTTGTATTTTGGTCCACTGCTTTCTCACCAGTCTCTCCGACACCCGCCTCTAGGGCAGCTGCATCGAGCGTGCGCTTTGCCTCCGTCTTTCCTTCCTGGGAGAGGGACGTCTGGTCAAGCCTGGCCAGCGCGTTCCTTAGATGGTCGAGGTTGATGGAGCCGCTGACATTGCGGTACGGTAGGTGCCGCAGCGTCCTCGGTACCGTCTTCCCCAACTCATCCTTCTCACCGCCGGGTTCAATGAAGGCGAACGCCTCATCTGGTAAGTCGTTGATATACTGCTGGTCCCAGTCCGCGGCCTGCAGACTGTCCTGAGGCATGTACAGCCCCAGCATTCTGTCGCTGAGCATCATCACGCCGGCATTGCTGTCTTCCAGCGCCTCGCTCAGCATGACCGGTTGCATGCCCTCGATGAACGGCCTGTTGGTCAGCGCCATGGACAGAAGGCAGGCTCCGATGTCCTCGCCGCTCTCCTTGTCCTTGTACTGCATGTGCCACTCAGGGCTGATGAACCGGTACTCCTTGGCTCGTATGTGCCCAGCCGCTTTGTCTGTCCAGGCCACCGTCGCCCACAGCTCTCCTGGAGTGTGCTCGACGCCCTTGACCCACCCTGCGGCCGGTGCCACCTGGTTGCCTATCGCGCTCATGTGCTCGTAGTCGACAGCCAGTTCTGTGGGCGCTTTTGGACGATGCGCCTTGAAGTTGGCAACCATCGTCTCCAGGTCCTGGTCCGTTATCGTGAACTTGCCGTATATCGGATGCCTGAAGGTGCCCGTCCTGAACACCTGGACCTGTGACTCGTTGGTACCCTCGACTGGCCCTTCGCCAACCATCGAGACGTACCGGAGTGTGGTCAATCCTTGCTCCTTGGTCTTCGTTACCATTGTCAAACCTCCTGACTGAATGTGTAGACCCATATGCACCTGCAGTGGTCCCTGCCTTCGCAGTCCCGGTACGGCGGCTCGTGCACCCCGGTCGGCTGTCCGCCGGGCGCCCAAGACTTGCCGTCCATCTCCCTGCAGTAGTCGCACGTGTTATCGTCGAGCAGCGCGCTCGACGTGATGCGCTTGATGCCCATCGTCTTTGCCTGCTCTTGCCTGCCCATGTTGACGGCCTCTCCGGCCGACTCCTTCGACACCTTGAGCAGCTCGCTGTCCGACAGCTCGTCGACTGACGCCGTCAGCTGACCGGTGTCCAGCGCCCCGGCCCTTGTCTGCCGCAGCGCCTCCCAAGACATGGCCGACCGCATCCTGTTCGCCAAGATGTTGGCTATCGACAGGGCCCTGACCCTGGTGAACGAAGCCGGGTCTGGCGGCTCGACGTCAACCGCCTTCATTGTCGCTCCCTGCCGCTTGGCCTCAGCCTTGACCTGCTCGGCGCCGTAGTCCACGAGCCCCGAAAGCAGGACCTCGATGGCGTCAGCCACCTTGTCCTTGAGCGGCACGTCTATCTCCGCCAGCTTGTCGATGTTGCCTTTCGCTATGTAGTCCGCGACCTTGCTTACCATGGCCGCCGTCTGCTTGCGCTGTATCGGCTGTACCGCCTTGATGAACTGCTCCTCGAATGTGTCCAGAGCCCCCTTGATGTCGGCGAACGCCACCGACTGCTCGACGCTGGTCGGCTCCCGCCAGAAGTCTGTCGCCCGCATCGCCACCGGCTGCTCAGGCTTCGGCACCGCGGCCACCTTCTTGTGGGGCAGCTTTACCATCCGCCTCAGCTCGTTCTCAGTGTCTATGTCCGGTGTGATGGCGCCCGATGTCATCAATGCGCCTATGGCCCCGGCATACGCCAGGACGTCCGGGCTGTCGAGACCGCTGATGGTCAGCTTCGGGTACCTCTTGACGTACCAGTTGAGGTCGACCATCTCGCGGATGCAATGCCGGTTGATTGTGTTGCAGATGTTCCTGCCGACAGACTGCAAGGCCATCAAGAAGAACTGCGACTGGTCTTGACTCAGGGCATACGAGCCTTGCTTTGTGCCGAGGTTCATGAACTGAGCCAGGATGCTGCGGACAATCTGCAGGTCGTGGTGGTCCACGCTCTTCATGATGTCGTGCAGCTGACCGGCGACGCCCTTCAGGTCGAACTTCACAGACTCAGGGTGAGCCGTATACGCACGCTCGTGGGCGTGCAGCCGTTCGCCTATGGCCTTGACCGCGTCCTTCTGCGCCTGTGTCGCCTGGTCTGGGTACGTGAAGTCGGCCAGTCCGACGCCGTGACGCTCTGACGCAATGCCGTCTATGGCATACAGGTTGTTCTTGTACCACCAGTGCTTGTACGCAGCCCTCAACAGGCTGATGCCGGTGAAGTTGCTGCCCTCCCGTTCGTGGGTGAAGACGAGCAGCTTAGAGGCAGGCAAAGGCACCTGCCTGAATCCGTCCTTGAACTGAGCCTGCTGGATGATGTAGTCCAGGTCTCCGTTGTCCTTGATGTGCCACTCCGTTATCGACTTCGGCAATCGTGGCGCGAGCTTGTCCCACGTATAGCGCCCGTCCCTGAGCTCCCACACCTTCTCGAATACCATGTAACCAAAGTCGAGCATAATGAGCGCATGCCTGAGGAAGTCGTCCCAGGTGATGGACATGTTGTCGAACAAGTCGTCCCTGACCGCGCTGGCAATGTTCACGTCGGCCTGGTCCTCGCTTGCCGGTGTTATGTCCCAGCGAGCCACCATCAGCGGCAGCTTGCTCGCAAGAAGACCGGCCTTGACCTGGCCGTCTGACCGCCGCATCTTGTCATAAGTCTTAATGGCCTTCTCACCCCTGAGGTCGGCGTTGTACTCCTCTTCGTACAAGAGACCAGCGAACACCGACGTCCCCGTGGCGCCAAGTTCAACCTTGGTCTCGGGCTTTGGGTCCTTGCCCATGAATGCTTGAATCCTTGACTGTAGGCTCATCTTCAAAACTCCTTCCCCCTTATGCCCCTGAAGCCAACAGGGGGTAGTGGGTTCTTATCCTCCAGAAAGTCGAAGTCTGACACGCCAGCATTGCGGATAGCCGCCACAGCCATCATGCCGACGGCGATGACGAGGTCGTTCTTCTTGCCCCTGACGTGCTCTATCCTCCAGCCCTGCCCTGTCTGCTTCGCTATAATCTCCTTGAGCTCCTTGTCGAGCTCAGGCTCCGTGTAGCACACGAGCGTGCCGTTCCTGAGCATGGTTATCAGCGTCTGGGACATGAACATCATGTCAGCGTTGAAGTTGAACGGCTCGATGACGAAGTACGGCTTCAGCCGCTGCATGACGTACTCCATCTGCCACGGGTCGATGACCAGCTTGTTGGCCCTGAACGTGGTGCCGGTGTCCTTCAGGTCAGCCTCCACGCTGGACATGTCCACGTGCTGCGTCTTCGTCCCCTGCCAGTACCGCAGGCTGTCAACGTACACTCGCCCGTCCATCGGGTCGTAGTGCCCGACGCACCTGGCGGTCCGGTCATGACTCAGGCCGGCGTCGCACGACTCAATGTACTCGAGCAGCGGACGACTCTGGTCCGGGGCGTACTGTATTGACCAGGGCACGGAATGCAGGCGGGCGATGTCGTCCTCGGTCACGAACGTGCCCTCTGCCGCCGACCACCGGTTCTCGTGGAACCTGGCGTACGAGTTCGGGGGCAACCGCATCCTCTGGGTGTCCAGGTACTCCTGGCTAATCCATGACGCCTTGGTGTCGTGGAACCACAGGTAGAACATTCGCGGGTCGGTGTGGGCCTTGCCCGTCTTGTATATCTCGTACAGCAGCGACTCCTTGTCGTAGCCGGCGTATGTCACTATGAGGCCCAGCGGATTCTGCCTAGCCGGCGACGTCGTGAGCTCGTCATAGAACTCACGCCCGGGGAACCCCCACAGCTCGTCGAACAGCACCAGGGTCGGGTTGACACCAGCCGCCGTCTGGTACTTGTGGGCTATGGGCCGGCATACCGTGCCAGTCCCCTTCATCTCGATGCCGGTCTTGAGCAGCCGCGCAGAGGCCAGCAGGTTCGGGTTCAGCTTGAACGCCTGCCGTATCTTCTCGTATATAATCAAAGAAGCTTGGTCAAGATTATTCGCGGCAATGATGACCTCGCCATGAGGTTCGCCTGCAAAGCAAAACCAGACACCTATGCCAGAGGCCAGCGTGCTCTTGCCGTGCTTCTTTGGCATGCCCAGCAGAGCCAGCGTGTACTTGCGCCGCCCGTCAGGCTGCAGGTCGTAGAACAGGGGCCAGAGTATGAGCTCCTTCTGCCAGTCTTCAAGGACTATTAGCTTGCCGGTCTCGGGGCAGATGTACTGCTCCTCAAGGAACGCGATTATGTCCGTCTTGTACTGCTTGGCCTTTTCGGGCGTTATCTCCGTCGGCTTAGTCATTGGCACTCCTCAAATTATGGTCTCGAGTATGACCTGCATGTGTCTTCGGTTCTATATTCTCAGGCCTGTCGTCGTCCTTAACTTCATTCTTGTGGTGAGGCTCCATGCCTTCTGGGAATGACACGCCATCGTGCGCCTTTTCCCACACCAATATGGACCGCTTAACATACCCTCTGATGTCTGCCCTTGGATGCTCGCGTCTTTTGACTAACACATAACCGTCACTGTCAAGACAGACGCCGCCTCTCCAATGTGAGTTATGAACGCCGGCATGGTTGCCTGGGTATTTCGCCATTAGAACCTCTCCGGGAACACGCGAACAAACGCCTCAGGAGCCTGCTCTCGACTGAGCGTCTCGACGCCATCGGCTATGTCATCGAGCATCCTGAGCAGCTTGTCGGTATCGTTGAACATGATTATGATGTTGCTCCCGGTCCTCATGTCAAATATGCGCAACGCGCCGCCTCCGCAGGCGGTCGGTTGTAGTCTCCAGTTTATCATGACGGGTCCTCCTCGTCTTCGCTCATCATCGAGGCCAGGTCCTTGTTCGACTGCAGCATCCCGATGCCAAGCTTGATGCGGGAATCCGGCGTCATGCCAAGTTGCGTCAGCAGCCTGACAGCCGCGTTCATCGCCGCAAGGTACACCTTGAACGGCCCCTGCCGTATCTCATTGTCGCTGTCGAATATGCCCTGCGAGGCGAAGAACCTGTCCAGCAGTTCCATCTTCGAAAGGCACCCGGCAAGCATGCTGACAGCCACCATGTCCGCCGGTCCGACCATGACCTTGGAGCCTGTGAGCACCTCGATTATGTCGTTCCGCTTGATGGGCACCAGCAGCGCAAGCTCGGAGCCAGTGAAAGCACCATGCTTTGGCGGCCGTCCCACCGGCCTCTTGGGCTTGGGCAGCGCGACCCGTGTCTCGTATTCCTGTCCTTCAGTCATTGGCCGCCTTCCTCCCGAGCGCAGTCATCATCTTGGCAATGCCCTCGTGCAGTCCCTCGTAGGTTGTGCCGTCAAGCGTGAAGTCGAAGCGCTCGCCGTCCAGGTCCGTCTCGCTCTTGTCCTTGAGCAGCGCCAGGTCGACCGGCGACCCGTACTTCTGGACCCTCCGCTCTCGCTCCCATTCGTCGATGTTGACGCGCACCATTATGAAGTCGAACGCCTTGAGGGCGAGGTACTCGTACTTGAAGCGCATGTCCGTGATGACCACGTCCTGCCTGAGCGGTATCTTGCCCAGCACGTAGTTGACCCACACTAGCTTGTCTACCTCGCACATCTTGCGCCCGAGCTCAACAAGCAGGTGGCGGTTCTTGGTGCCCTCAGGCATGCCGAACAGCTCCCGAGCCACCTCCTTGAGGCGGTCCGCGAACGCATAGCGTATGAAGCCGTACCGCTCGACCAGTCTGACGGCAGTTGAGTCCTTGCTGGACCGCATCTTACCTGAGACGGCTAACCTGAGAACGGGAGCCTTATCCTCTATCACGTTTTCATTATACACCATTATCGTCTGGCCTCCCTCGTTTCGTCCCCTCGGGTTTGACGAAGGCGAACCCAGCGAACCTGGTCCCCTCGTGCCTCAGCTCGGTGAGCTCGCCGTCGCTGTCGTAGTACAGTATGCGCCGAGCACCGGCCCACTGCGCCACGTCCTCGACCACCTGCTCCGCGTCGTTGGTCACGGTCGGGTGCTGACTCCACGGACCGACGTCACGCAGGACCACCTTATCGGCGTCCCTCGACACCACGTCATACTTGGCGCCGTTCATTCCTGGCCTCATGCTTCCTCCTATTCGCCCAAGCCACAGGACGCGAATCCTGGACTTGAGAGTATAATCCTATTGACTAGTGCCTTGAGGCGCCCCTGCTCGTGTCTGGGAGCCTCTCA